GTCCCGCTGCCGTATGGCTTTGGCTTCTTCGTGAACCTTGGCTATGCGATTCGTGACCTGAAGAATGGCGCAGACCCATTCAAGGTCGGTGCGTTTATGCGAGATTCCGCATCGCTGCACTTCTCCCCGCTTGGCTCGATGGACAACATGGCGACCTTCCTGTCTCCGACGCTTATCGATCCGGCGATGGTTCTCATCACTGGCGAGAAGGAGACTGGCCTTCCGCTGATGCCGGAAGACTTCACTGGAGTCACCCCGGACAGCGAGCGGTACTGGAACAACACTCGCGACACCATGTTCCAGAATGTTACTGCTTGGCTATACGAGGCCACTGGCGGCGGAGCAGGCGGGAAGATGGCAATCGATGTCTCGCCAGAGTCTGTCGAGTACATCACATCGTTCCTGACTGGCGGCGCTGGTACATTCGTGAAGGATGTCATCAAGACATTCGACGCGATGGCCAACACCGGAACAGCTTCGGCCACTGAGCAGAACCTGATCCCGGTATTGAAGGCTGTTCACAGACAGCCCGACGGGCGCTATGACTCCAGCGCGTTCTACGAGAATGCAAAGGAGGCAAAGGAAGCGGCCCGTGACTTCAATGCAATCATGGAGTCAGAGGCCGAAGTGTCCGAAGAGAAGATTGCTTACGCTGACTCGATTGCTGGAATGGCCGCACTCTCACGGTTTGCGGATCGGCAGAAGCGAGCGATCTCGAATCTGCGGCAGCAGGACTTGGACATCCAGCAGGACGAGACTTTAACTAGGGAGCAGAAGTATGAAGATCGTAAAGCAATTGCTGAGCAAATTCGCCAAGTTCAGGTTGAGTTTAATGTCGCCTTCTACGCCGAACGTCGAGCCATCGAAGCCGAAGAAGCCAAAGGTCAAGCTGAAGAATAAGCGCAAGTAATCAGAGGTAGTCGCGCCCTCCCCTCCGGCACCGCCAGTTGGGGGGAGGGACTTGCCTCCACATCTCGTGTCGCATGCGGTCTGCATGCCGCTTCATCTTGATGTAGCCAAAGACAAGTGGCGGCAGAATGATTAGCGCCATGATTGCTATTGCCATTTGTTCCATCTGATTTCCATCTCCTCGATAACAGTCTCAAGGAACTGTACTTTCTTCTGCAGTTCCTCGATTGTTTTAGATTGAGCCTCGATCACCTGACGTAGCTCATCTCGTTTGGCCTCAGCCACAGCTCCGAAGTTGAGTTCGTCGGTCATCTGAACAGGAAGTTGAACAGCATCACAACTGTTGTCACAACTCCGACCACGTAGAAGAACAGTGTCGACAGGATAAATATCCCAATAGCAGTAGCGGTTCGACGCATTGTTCTGTACTCCAATTCAGGATCTCGAAACTGATTCCCCTTTCGCTCTCTCATGCTGCGTCCTGAGACTTCAGCGATGGGATGCCTTCCCACTTCTCGCGTACCCAGTACCCACTGGAATTGACGGCCATGCCGCGAGCGTCCATCTCTTCAACGGTAAGGCACCTGCGCGGGATCTTCTTGCGCACACCGTCAATCATAATGTTTCCGATGCGATGCTCGTCAAATGCGGCGACACTGTTGAAGTAGTGTCCGCATCCGCTACACCTGCACCGGCTCATTCCGACTGTAAGTTTCTCAGTCATCCCAATGTACCCTGCCACCAAAGCGGCGAGCGGTCGATTCAATCCTGCGACGAGTTTCAGAAAGATCCCCGTCGCCAGTCCACAGCCACCACCACCAACGGCTAACCTTGTTCATAAAAGTCGAAAGATAAATCACGGCTTTCCTCCTCATCTTCAAGACGCTTCTCCAATGCCCGTCTGGAAAACAATTTCCCAGTCAGGCTCTTCCTCCCAGTCCTGCTCATGCACCGCATGCGAATCCTGTCCGCATCGAGATCAAGCATGTCGCATATCCATCTCAGCGATCCCTCGTTCTGAGCATCGCTGTTGAGCCAGCGCATTGCCTGCGCCCGGACAACCCTATCCCCCCGCAAGTCGACATCACAGATTGCTTGGCTGATCACACTAGCCCACAGCTGTCTTATGCCTTGATCATTCACCGATCTTCTCCAATCCGTCTGCTGCCCTGTTGCAGTACCACGCTGCCTTGCGAAGGCTCTTCGAGAACTTGCCCTTAGTTGGGCGGCTCGCGTACTTCAGGATGTTGCCAACACAGTGAGCAACAATCCCCGGAACCTTCTTGAAGTAATCCTGCGCGAGTACTGCTTCGATGTAGTCGATGGTCTCTATGCCACCCGGCATCTGATAGTGCGGCGGGTGGTTGACCATGTCGGGGGGCGAGACAGTGCCTGATTGCTGGACATGAGATCCGCCCTCCTGCGCAAGAACAAGTGCCTCAGAAAGTTTCCTGTTCTCTTCCATAAGCGCACGAATCTCTGCTTCCTTTCTGTCCAACGTGTACTCAGACATGCCTCGCCCCTTTCTTACCTAGCCTGTTTGATGCCAGCTTTTTCTGCTTTCTCAGAGATCTCCCCTGCAGCAAGCAGTCCGGCGTGAAGAATCTTGTATGCCTCAACCATCGCGACCAGAAGTACGCGAGACACCTGAGTTTCTGGGGATAGGCTTTCCTCTTGAGTATTCTCTGAGTTCTTCTTTCTCGCCTTCTTCTTCGCCTTTGAGCGGGACATCATCGTTTACAACCTCCGTCGTTTGAAAACTAATCATGCAGTTCATGCAGCGGCGTTTGCGAATCGTCATGGGATGACCGCTGCCGCTGTAACTGATCCTCGTATCGAAGATCAAAGTCTTCGAGTTGCAAGATGGGCAGCGCATCAGTCACCTCAGAACGGGACGCTTTGCCAGACCGGGCACCCATGAGAGACGCTGCAGTAGTTAGCGCAACGCTTGTACTCACCACGTCGGTGAACCACTGAGTGCCCACTGCCGGCAGCGTCTGCTGCAGCATTGGCCTCCATCTCACTCGTGAACAGTTTGACTGCAGACTTGCGACCCTCTTTCATCAACGCCCACACATCGTTTGTCTTCCACCGCTCCTCGTCGGTGCAAGGCTCAGGACGTGCGGCCTGATGCAGACGGACACGCTCGACTAGGAATGCGTCCTGCTCTTCCTCCGTCCACAGAGGAACAGGGATGACGGCAACCTGAGACTCAGGGTAGTCATCTCCTGCGAGCGTCTTGCTCTGCACCCAATCGCGGAAGATGGCAATGATCTGAATGCGGTTGACGTTGAACCTGACATCGCCGGTCTCCGCCATCTGTCGACGGCATAGCGCGGCCAGTAGATTCAACTGTTGTTCCCACTCAGGCTTGCCCTTACGCGACCACACTGACGTGACCTTGAAGTCCATCAGTGTGCCGGCTTCGAGGACGTCCATCTGTCCGCTAACAGACCAACCCTCAACAGTTGTGAACAGTCGAGTCTCGACAACTGCGTCGGTTGTTCCCTCCGGGTAGGCTCGCTCAAGCACCGTGTGTACGGACTGCCCAAGCAGAGACCAGATCCGATCGGCGACATCCTCCTGCGGCTCGACAGTCTCCCGAAGTTTCCGCTGAAACGGCGGGGAGATCAGCTGAGTCACGCTGATGTCAGACTTGCCACGGCTGTACCCGTCATTGGTAACAGCCGCGACAATCGAGCGGGGCAGGTTCAGTTTGTTTGTGAGCATTGGCCTTCCCTCACGAATGAAGATGCAACCAAGACACGTTGAGTACTGCCCGAAGAGATCCGCTTGCGTCTCCCGCTGTCAACGATCAGCCCCTTCTTGATCAGAGGGGCGAATCGCGGGGTGATGCTGTTGCTTTTGATATCCGGCATCAGTTGCACGACATCGTCTGCCGTGCAGCCTGCAGCCCCAAAAGAGCAGACCTTCTCGTAAACCATCTCCTCAAGACGCGCAGTACTGATCTTGGCGGCAGCGACATGGCTGGTGTCCGGATCTGACGATCTGGCCAGACCACGGCTGCCGAACAAGTCGGACGTCCTGAAGTCGAACAAGTCTTTCATGGCTTCCATAAACTTAGAAAGGGATGTCATCGTTCAACTCTTCAACGCCACCGT